GATGATGAACTAATGGAAGAGGAGGGTATGGTTGATGCAGAACTTTGATATCCCTATCCCCGGTGAGAACTTCCTCTCCGATACACGAAATCAGTCGTGGCACAGGCCACCAGAATATGATCATCCAGATCAGTTCTTAAAGTATGTAGATAAGACATTTAAGAAGCCTCAGGCACAAACAGGCTTGGATACACTGGTGTCTAGTGGTGTCTCCGTAACCACGATGACAGACTTCTTCATAAGCCGTTCCATCATGGACGGTTTAATTTCAATAGACTTCGGAATCCTGATGGCAGGTCCTACCGCCCGGGCAATCGAACTTATGTGCGTACAGCTCGGTATCGACTATGAGATGGGTTTTGAGGACAACACAGAAGTCCCAACAAAAGAAGATGTACAACACATTGCAGATCTAATTGAACGTGATGGGTTAGTAGAGGTTGATCCTGAAGAAGAGGATATACCAGAAGAAGAACAGGCGGCTGAAGAAGAGATGGGCCTAATGGCACCAGAAGCTGATTTAGCAGGGGAACCCGCAGACAAAGATATGCAAGCAGAGATGCTTGGCTTAAATGCAGAAGAGGGGCCTTTAGATGAGCTACAGTGAATATAAGTTTGGTGATTTTCGTAAGTATTATGAAAGTGGGCCGAGTGATGCACTGGTAGGATTTGCCACTGGATTTGCTGACTCGTTTTCATCCTCATTTAATGAAGCTCGTGCCGCCCGTAACAAGGCAGACGATGATCTGTTTAAGTTAGCTATTACAGATATACAGGACCGTGAGAAAGCTAAAGCTAAAGCGGCTACCAAGTCCACAAATTATAGATCTCAGGCCGCATCTCTGGCAGCAAACTATCCTAATTTACCCGGGATAGAGGCTACGATTTATCGTAACCTTGTGGGTGGTATGACTGCAAATCAAATTGTAAGTGACCTACAGTCAGGTATTAAAGACAACAGAATTAGGTTTCAGGCCCCTGATGGTACGATTACTAACCCTCTGGAAGCAACAGAACCTGAGGTAAAGGCCGAGCCTGAGGTGAATACTGAGGAGACATCTGCTTTAGATGCTCAAACAGATACTGTTCTGAGTTCCAATCAGCCTGAAGACAATAGCAGCGAACTGTTATTATCCAGCCTATCTACTAAAAATGTAGATACGGATGAAGGTCTAGCCTTCGAGCCATACCAAGAAGCTGGGATAGGTGATAGCTGGATTGATCGTGTACGCCAAAGACAGGCGGAGCAACGGCTTAATCGAGTAAATGCACGAGTAGAAAAATGGAAGGAAATGACAGGGCGTAATGTTACCTCTGCTTCTGGACTTACTGCGAGTAGTAATACATCACCTAGTGTCACAACTGAAGTAGATGCCGCAAGCAACAGTGGGGTAGCCCCTCTGACAGCCGTAGGTGATGCGGTTGGTACTTTGCTGATCATGCCTAAAGACCCTAAAGACACCACTAAGACGCTATCAGAGCGCATCGATATAACTAAGGCAACTGATTCTAGTAAGGTTTTGGCCGCATTAGGCGCACTGAATCTGGAGGAAAATCAGCAAGATCCTGAAGTCGTGGCCATGCGTACTGAGCTAGAGTCACTGCAAAAAACTCTGCAGTTGTTTCCAGACATAGGCGATATGAATGAAAACCAGCTTAATGAGTTTATAGAAACCGCTAGTAATGACCCTAAATATGCCAACGTATCCCCTAATATTTTAAATTCGATGATAAGCCGTGCAGGTGAATATCAGGCAGATTTACGAAATAGTGCACTTCCATCTCTTACCTTTGCCACTGCTCAAGAGGGTGAGGCTATCCTAGCAGAATTGAAGGGTAAAGGTATATCTACATCTGATGTGTACAGAAATACACTCAATTCAAGGATTCAGGTTCTAAAAGATCTAGAAGAAGCTAAAAAGCAAGAAGACTTTGTGTTTGATGAAAACAACCTAAAGACCATAGCATTTAATGCCCGTAAGGAAATATATGCTAACGATGATCTATATAATACACAAGAAGCTAAAGACGCTGCATGGGCGTTATGGCAATCTACAGAAGGTAAAGCACTTGTAGACATCTATAACATGACGGATGATGAGAAGGTTCCTACCAGCTTTGCAGAGCTATCTGTATCAGTCCTAATGGAGCAAGATGCATTTAATAATGCTACACCTGAAGAGCAGCAACAAATGATTGCGGCAGCCAAAGCAAACTTGGATGGGTCTAAATCAAGCACACTTACAAGATCTAACTTGAGTGCTGAACATGCAGACGCTACTTTAGCTCTCACATCTAGTGATGCTGGAATACGGGCAGAAGCAGAAAACTATCTGAATAACATATATCCAGTTAAGTTGTCTTCTATTATAGCCTCTGAGGCTGGGGGTAATGACCAGACATATGCGGTTACTACTGAGGTAGGCCTGATTGTATCGGCAACACAGAGTATAAACGATAAGGGTGAAACAGTTTATACAGATATTGCTACAGGTAAAGTAATAGAAAATCCTAAGAGCATTCAGACAGAAGAGCTAGATAAGAGTAGGGCACAAGCAGTATCACGGGCTTCTACCGTACTTGAACCTCAAAGAAAATTAATGAGTGCCGCTACCAACGTAGCTGTCATGGGATATAAGCTAGAAGAACTAGCACGGAGAAACCCATACGTCCTAACTTCTGCAGGAAAAGTAAACTCCCTGTTTGTATCTGGACGTAACGAGCTTTCAGCTATGCTTGATATAATCGGTGGTGCTAATGGAAATGATGATATCAATGAAGGTACGCTGGTTAATCAGATCACTAATTACCTAGACAAGTCTGTTTCTAGTGGCGTGATGAATAGGGAAACAGCTTCTGTTTATCAACAGTTCATGGGTGCATCCATCCAGTATATCTTTGCTGCAGGTAAAGCTCTGGGTCAGACAGGCAATGGCTTCTCTAACCAAGACTACAAAAACATCCGAAACTCACTTCTTACCAGCAACAATATCGAAACATTTGCTGCAGGTCTTCAGAAGTTTGCTAGGGATCGTATGGATGAAGCAAGTCGGTCTGCAGTAAGACTTGATGGAAACACGTATGTCCTAGAGGCAAGGAAATATGGTGCAGAGTTTGGTAACGAACTCGATACCGCTGAACAGTATTTTGAAAAAATACGAACCAGACTCCCTAACACACCTGACACGTATGGTTGGGCACAGGGTACAGTGAAGATCGAAGTACAAAATGTTAATGCAGCTCCCGAAGTTGTAACAAAAGGTACAGTTGATCTAATCCAGCCGGGTGAAGGTTTGACTAAGTTTAATGCTCAAACCATAGCCAACTACAAGGCAGGAGTAGGTGAAAACCCAAGTCAAACTGTATTAGATCAGGCGATACAGACGCTGACATCTAGGGGATATGATATCAAATACATTGAGCAAGAGATGCCCTTCCTATTCCCCACATCAGATACTGAACAGGAGTAATCATGGCCGAAGAACAAGTAGTAGACTTTGAAGCCCTGTTTAACGAAGGGCAGTCGGTTCCTGATGAAGAAGGCTCCGAGTCTACGGATTTAACTATTGATGATTTTAATTCAATCTTTGATAGCTCTCAAGCAGAGCCTGACGAAAGACCACCATTAACCATATCAGATTACTATGAGAGGCCTTCATTCCTAAACAGGATTGGAGTTACAGGTGTTGATACTGAGCATCCTATCTATAAAGCATTGATGACTGATCCTTCGTTTGCGAACTTAGATCCTTCCGAGAAGCGTGATAGGTTCATTCAGGCGGTTGATGATAGTAACGAGAAGATCTACCAGCAGACAGGTACCGCAGTTGAGGGCGATGGTAAGCAAGCCGTTATTGAAGGTCTAGGTGGAGAGGCCATGCGTACTCAGGTATCGAAGGATGCCGAGGGTAATAAACAAACATTCATTGTGCCAAATCCAAATGCACCAAACTCCAAAATAATTAACACTATTGCTGGTGGTGGGGCACAGGCTATAAAAGGTATTGCCCGAGTAGGCGAAGGCGTCACAGATAAGATTGGTGAGATTACTGGTGGATTAATAGGAACAGATCCAGAAACGGACTACGTTAAAGAGAACTTCCCTACAGTACCTCCGACAAACGAATATGATGCTATCGGTCAAGAAGTTATTTCTATGCTTATTGGTTCAGTAGGCGGTGTAGGTTTGGCTAGTAAGCTGGAGAAAGCGTACAACCTATCTCCTAAGATGGCCCGGTATGTAGCACAGAATTGGTCTAAGGTAAGAAATCATTTAGCACCTAATGTGGCAAAGAAGCCTGAAGAGATAATTGATGCCGCCCGTATATTCTCAAAGACGTTTATACTAGGTACAGGCGCAAACATTGGTACTACAGCCACTACACCTCAAGAAGCCAAGCCTTTATTCGGTGATAATATTGCCGAGGCGCTGGGCTTTGATGCTGAAGAAAATCGTAACATTGCCAACTTTGCAGACAACGTAGCATTCTCTGGCGGACTAATGACCTTAGGCAAAATCGCTGGAATTACAGGTAAAGGTGTAAAGGCTCTTTTTAAAGGTACCTCAGGTTTAACTCAAGCTGGTATCGAGCGTGATGTAGGTGCACTGGTATTAAGTGAGCTAGATAAAAATATAATTGGTGCTCCTGCTGAGATATTTGCTGAACGTGCTTCTATACTTGGTGAGGTTATCCGTGAGAATTCAGAATCATTCTTCCCTCTATTAGGAAATACTACCATACCTCGGACTTCTGTTGATGCTGTGCGTCAAGGGGCACGGGATTACGTTGACCGTGCATATGTATGGCAAAAATCCTTAATGGGAGAAGAAGCCTACGAGAAGTTTGCAGATGACTTAGCAAACACGATGTCCTCAAAGATGATTGATTTGCATAGAAGTAGGATGACTAGCCAAACTGTGCGAGATGCAGACGCTGCAGTAGTTGAGGGTTTTGGAAATGCTATGACAAATACCGCCGAAGGATTAGGCGGGGCTGATGCAGTAGATGCAGCCGCCAGCGGTTTGGCTGGTGACATTGTTATGGAAGCAACAGACAAATCATTTAAGGCTGCTAATGCAGGAAATACAGTAGAGGCTATTAGCTCAGAATTAGATCAATTCCAGAATAACAATGATGTTCTGGGGTTCTTCATGGATGCTGCACGAAACAATCAGCTAGGTTCTAATGCCGCTGAACGCAGGGCGCTCAACAGTATGAGTGGGCCTCGTTTGTACGAAGCATGGAAGAAGTCTTTTAGCACATACAAATCTGCGTGGGATAACTTACCTACGGATGTTGAACTGCCTGTAGAAGAATTCCACAAACTAACAACATCATTTGTACCACCGGAAGAGTGGCCTAACTTCTTAAAATCGATCACGCAGACAGGGACATTATCAGATCCTATCAACAAGCTGATTGAAAAGATGACACCTCGGGTGGCTGAAGCCCCTAATGGTGATCTGGTGTATGAGTCTGTAGAAGAGATGCTGGCACGTCTTGATATGCAGGGTGTAACTATGGCCGAAGTCTTCACAGACTTACGAGGTCAACTGGCACTCCGTGCAGACGCATTATATAACAATCCACTTACATCACAGCAGGGTGAACAGCTACGAAACTTTGTTCGAGGTATAGATCAGATTGCTGACAATGTAGGAGATCCTGCATTCACCGAGGCGCTGGACCTATATCGTAAGCATGACACTACCTTCCGTACCACAGAACCTCTTAGAGCTTTTGAGGACAAAGCGAAGATAGCACTTAGGAAAGAAGGACAGGTTGCTACAGTAACGGGACTTACTCCCGGCATGGGTGATGCATATGCAGCAGGTAAGGTAGCTCTAAGCTCATCTATGGAGGGCGTAGATGATTACCAGAAAGCATTCATAGCAGCGTTACAGTCAGGCACTGACCAAAACGTAACCGCAGAGATGGCACAGGCCTATCTTGGTATGTCCATGAACTTCATGGCCCGTAACCTAGAGGCAGGACAAGCTCCTAGAGCGGTGGATATGATTAATGCGTTAGAGCCACAGTTAGCTGTTTTAGAAAATGTAGCACCTGACGTTGTGGAAAGATTCCGTGTTGTAGTAGGTGACCTGAAGAACTTGGAAGCAGGTTTAACAGATGCTGAAACAGTGGCGGCAAAACTTACTAAAGAGCATTCTGACTTTATAGCTTCAGCACGTACAGACGCCGCTGCAAAGTTCATCGATGACCTTATACCGGGTAAGACACCTAAGATCACACAGGAACCTCAGGCGGCATTCAATGAGATATTTGGCAAGGTTGCAGGTCAGGGTAACACCATAGATGAGTTGATGAAGAGGGCGGCTCAATCACCAGATGGTGATCTGATTATATCGGGTATACAAGTAGGATATCTTGAGTTCCTGCGTAAGAAAGTGTTCCTGTCTAGGAAAATAGCACTTACGGAAGGAAACACTACCGGGGCAGTTAACGATGTGTCCAGTAGACAAATACAAGACCTTCTGAATAATCCTGCTAACCCATTTAGAAATAGCTTGGATATCATATTTAAGAACAATCCTGAACGTAAGACACAGTTCTTACATATGTTAGAACTTCAGGACATATCCACCGGATCTAGATCAATTAGAGGGGAAACATTTGGCTCAACTACAACCTATGACAAAGACCTCACTAAAAGCATCGATAGGCTAATCACTCTTCGTTATGGCGTACTTAATACTAAAGCCACTGTCACCAGAAATATAGTGAAGACTATACTAAAACCTACAATCGATGATATAGAGGACATAGCGCAGGAAACTATGGATATCCTAGTAGCCCGTCCTGATCAGTTTGACCGAATGCTAAAGCTAGTAGCTGATGGTAAGGACAAAAAGGCCATGAATCTATTTGGTAAAATGGCCAGCTTTGTATCAGATCAGACACCGCTTGCATTACGGGGCGCTTATCTTGGTTCTGAAAGCGTTGATGAACAAACAGAGAAAGCAATACCCCAGTAACGAAAAGACCCCCAACACTTAGTTGAGGGCCTTAGATCGTATCTAACTAGAACGGTGACCAAACCATTCTTAGGTGTTGTATTATTTTTTAGGCTCGGGGTCAACAGACTCCGGGTCTTTTTTTGCGTTGTCGGCATTGTTTTTCTCAAATAATCCCAACTCAAACACTGATCGATTTAGTGTCCAATGCATGAAAGGTAGGGATGAATTAGAGCTAGTCATAAACATCTGTCCGTTAGCATCCACACCGGATACTACTACTGCTTGAAGGTTTGCCTCAATGGCATCATTCAGTGCCTTCGTCACTTGGTTTGTTTCTTCAGTCATATTATGCTCCTATCGTGAAGAATTTGGCCTGAGATACAGGCACATCGAAAAACCGTTCACCAAACGCTATCTCACGGTTAGGAACTTCTACTTTGGGGGCTTCCCGTACAGCCTTACGTCCAACTACAGCTACTCGATGTAGGCCAGCGTTGAATACCATGAAGGTGGTGGGGTCAGTAAGGAACTTAGCCTTGCGTACTGGTATATGTAAGGTGTCATAGTGGAATTTTAAACCATGCCACGTCTGTTTAACCTCTACTTCACAGTTAAACTTACGTCCCTTGCCTTCAACAACAAGATCAACTCCATATATGTCTTCGTTATCGTCACACTGATAACCATTAGCCTTCCAGAACATCTTTGCTTTAGATCTAGCAGCCTCATCATACCTCGAGTGAATCTGGTAGTTGAATTCCTTGTACATCATTAACCTCTCTATGCTTACAGAAGGCCTCATCGAAGCCTCTCTGCCATTCCTTGTGTTTAATTGTTTCTGGAGCATAGGGTGAGGAGAAGACGCCCTCTCGGAAGGCATCCTTTCCCCGGCTATATGCTATGATCATGCCTGTCTTGCTCAAACCCCGCAACTACCCCCGGTTCCAGAGATGTCGCAGATGTCATGAGTTTCGATGTGTTCGTCGAACTCTTCGCCTAGCTTCTCTACGGCTTCGTGATATGGTACGGAAGTGAGAGGCTGACCACCACGACTACCATCAGGATAACAAGTGAAACCACGAAGTCTTGGTGCGTATTTAGCCAACGTATTTGCGAAGGTTTCAATCGTATTTTCATTGTTCAACTTGCTCCCGAATGCAGGAAGGTTAATCGTCGAGGAGATCGACATATCAACGTAATCCTGTACGTCAGCTTGGAATGCCATGCGCCGTTCATAATCAGACGCCAGATCCAAAGCACTTTCGACATTATCAGGCTGTGCACCATATCTGTCAATAAGCTCTTGTGCAGCACTATCGACAACGTACTGATATACCCATCGAGTATTGCCCTTTAAGTAACGGCGCTTATAAGCAACAGCAAATATAGGCTCAACGCCAGTCGAGGTGCCAGCCAATATGCCAATACTTCCAGTGGGTGCGATTGCACGGTTGGCCACGGGTCGTGATATTGAGAATTCATCTGCTGTTTCTTTTGATACTTTATCACTGACGCCTTTATAAACTTGTAGCCACGCATGCAGCTCTGGAGTAACTTCATATTTAGACCCTCTCTGGATTAACCATTCATGCATACCCATAAGACCAAGACCTAATCGACGGTTCTTCTCACGAGTTTCATACACTTTGTCGTATGGGAGTTTGGCCTTCATTGTCCCGCAGATAAGGAACTTAGTACCCAACGCAACGATATCTGACATCTCATTGATGTCTTCAACACGCCCCATGTTAATAGAGCCAAGATTGCATACATCACTATCATCTGCTGAAGTAACCTCAGTACAAGCATTGCGTAATGTATCATTCTCTTTATCAAAGAAGTTAAACGAGAAGCCCGGCTCGGCAGACTTCATAGCCTGACGCACGTTTTTCATAAACACTTCGCCTACTTCACCTGTTTTATAATAGTTTAACAGCCATTCAGTATCGTAGTTCACTGAGATGTTAGTCATATCTAGAGGGGCAGGGAAGTTAAAGTCATCCTGTTTGATATCCCACAGTGTCTTACCTGTTGAACCAACAGGCATGTTAGCCCAATCTTTGGCTTCGAGGAACTCGTGTATGTCTCCATGTTGCCAGTTCAAGGATGCATAAATAGCACTACGGCGTGAGCCACCTTGCATTACACGGCGGCCAATCTCATTGAGCATATTCATCTTAGGGATAGGCCCACTGGCCTGACCACCTGTCTTAGCGATAGGAGATCCACTGGCACGATAGACAGAATAGTCTACACCGATGCCGCCACCTGTCATCAAAGCACTCTCAGCTTTCCATGATAGGTTAGCCCAATCCTCACGAGTATCTTCTTCTGCCTTCAGAAGGTAACAGTTGTTGAAAAACTTGTTTGGACGCCCTGCATAATACAAGTAACGTCCGCCCGGAATAAACTTCATCTCACGCACATACTGTGTAAGCTGGTCTAGCTCCTCTTGTGGTAAAAAATCACCACATACATCATCAATTAGTGTCTTAGCCAATGCATCCCAAGTTTCAGCACCTTCATGCTTATACTTATGGTTAAAGATATCCTCGCTAAACTTTGATCTGAATGCTGGATTTAGGTTTGATTTAAAACTGCTCATTATTTTCCCTATCGATTATCGCCTGAACCTTGGATGACATTGCGTGACATCCTGCTATTAAGTTTGTTGAGATTGTTTTGGGCTATGGTTTCCATACCCACACCTAAGTCGGTGCAAAGGGCGGCGATGTACCAAAGGACATCACCTACCTCATCAGCTATTTTGTCCCTCTCAATAGGATCAAAATGCCCATTCTTATCCCGTAGGACCTTCTTCACTTTTCCAGCTACTTCACCAGCTTCACTGAATAGGCCTAGAGCCGGGTAAATTATTACATCCGCATCATTGTAGATTGCGGTCTTACTTGCCTGTGTTTGATAATCCTCAAAATTCATGGGTATCCTCATCCTTAGAGTGCTCTTTTAAAATTTCATTGCGAAGCCGGGTGATGTACCAAATGGCTTTATCAAGATCCTCTACAGGCTTACCCTTGTAGTTGTGACGCCAGAGGTACTTCTGTGCATTACCTTGGCAATAGGACTTGAATCCTTCATCACCTAGAGCTGCACGAATTGCATCGATACACTCGATACCAGACTGATTATAATGAGGCGGGTTGTTTACGTTATCTGCCATCAGTTGAGCTTCTTCTTGTCGAAGGGGATAACCTTGCTATCCCTAATGGCTTTCAGGAGTTCTTCATCTGGTTCAAAGTGTGCACCTTGCCCTCGAAGTTCATCGTACAGCTCCTCTGAGGTACGGGCCATATGACCGATATATGCAAACAGGTTGATCATGTTGTCGAAAGACAAGAACAATCCGGTCATCACATCGTTTAGAAACTCTATGGTTTTCTCGTCGTTGTCCTCATCGAGGTTACTTCCAGATAGGATGGACATCTCTCCATCATCGTTCATCTGAACAAGTAACATCATGGAATTATTAGGCAGTTCGTCCGGGTTCATTTTGTCTCCGAATTAGCTAGAAGTTTAAAGAAATACTGAGCATCAACCACTGCCAACGGAGTTCGTCTGTCCGCCTTTATGACCGCCACAGGCTCTATTCCTTCTTTGGAATTCTCTGCGGCTTGGTCCATTACCTTGTAGATTGCGAAGGCTTTGTATGCTTTGCACTCTACGCTAATGGGTATTTGCTTACGGGCTGCTGGCGAGAATTGAAGATCTTCCCCGCCAGCTCCCATTGATGTTGATCGGATGTCATCCTTCTCGAGCGTAGGGAAAAGCTCTAGGAGCCTATCCCGTGTCCACTGCTGGTGCTTACGTCCTTTGCTCTTGGCGCTCGAGGTCTTGATAGGCATTAAAGTTTATTGCCCTCATACTCTGTGTACCAGTAGTGGCGAGGCTCTTTAGCTTGAGATCCCGTCTGTGGTAGGTATTGAGCATTAGGCCAACAGGACCCCAGAAAAGAGCAAAACCCACAGGTGGCTGATAGCCGTTTGGAACCTGTAGGCTTTCGGCGGAACAACTCATCTTCAGGCTCAAAGCAACGCTTGAATTCACCATCCAGTGATTTCACTGCGGTACTCATGTTCCCAAGGATCTTCTTGATGTCACGCTTCTTTAGATCAGCTTCAACAACTTTGACCTGACCACTACTCTTATCTACAACAATCCATCCGCCCGGTTCTTTATTCTGAGCTGCAGAATATCCTACCAGTTGACCTATATAACCGAAGTCATCAGACTCTTGTAATCCAGCAAAGCCCTTTGACCACTTGTTACCAAAGGCCCAAGGAGAGGCTGACTTAGTATCGAAGACCTTATGATCAATCTCGATATCGTCTTCACCTCTTACCTCAGTTCCAGCTACATCCAGCTTGACCTTATTCTTACCGCCAGTGATGTTAGCACCGGAGATACGAAGTATCAGTTGCATGATGGCCTCGATCATATCACCATGCATCATTCGCATAATGTGATTGTAAGGCATTCTGGACTTAGGCTTACCTTGCTTTTCCATATGGAGCTGGCAGGTAGGCTTGGATATGTTGGACATCCGTACCCGGAAAGGTTCCTGTTCACGGAAGAGCTGTCTTTCAAGCCCTTCCCTGACCATTTCAACAGCTTCATCGATCCACTCTTTCTTAATCTCAAGTTGATCAGACTCGTTGTTGGAAAGCCTTTCCATGATTTGGTGGATTTTGGCTTCTAGTATCAATCCATCAGATCCGCATCTAGGTCATCTTCAAGAGCATCAATGGCATCATCATCCATCACACGATCCTTCAGTGACCGCTCGTAAGAGCTGTCGATACGTTCATTCTCAGATTTAACTAGACCAGCAAAATGAACCATAGTCTCCATTGTCTTGTCATCTAATGGGACCGGGTTCTTAATATCTGGTGTGTAGTGCCATGTGTAATAGGTTACACTACCGTTCTGATGTTCCTGACTAGATAGGTCCACCCACACATCACTGTAGTTACGGCCATTCAGCTTCTTAACAACTTCATCCTCGAAGTTCATGTAAGATGAGTTCTTATTGAGAATGATTGATGGTACGTTTTCTACCTTAACCTTCTCTCCAGAGACAGTTACGCCTTCGTATGAAACCAAGCACCGTAGCTGTCTAAACAAAGTAATGCTCTTATACTTAGACTTCTGTTCAGGTGACCAGTTCTTCATCTCACGAGATGTAGGCTTACCGCAGCGAATACCACCCTGCATATCACGAGCTTCATGACTCATGAAAGGAATCAGGAGTGTCTTATTACGCACACGGTTCTCATCTGGATCATAATCGATCCACTGAAATAGCTGAGATAGTACACGTACTCGTACTGTTTCAGCATATACCTCTTGATCGTAGTTCTTCAGAAAGAACTGACCCTCGAATTTACGGATGTCGTTGCCTTCATTATCCTTACGCTGAGACGATATCTTCAGCTCTGGAAGGCGTGTGCCACTGCCTGATTGTGGCTTATCATTGATACCTAATGTCTGATGTAATTCAGCCATCGACATTGTTGATGTAGTTTGTAGTTCGGCCATTCGGCTCTCCTCAATTATTTGGTTCTTAGTTATACTACGGTTAGGTGTCTAAAGCAACACTTAACTCTTCTAAATTCATCCAATTTGATCCCACTGAATACTCGATGTCTAAAGGCAGGACTGATTGGTAATTGAATCTATCTTTTAGTTCCTCATCCACGCCTGACATGGCCCACTCGAGGGCAATACCTACGGCGTCAACTTCATCTGGATGTATGTCTACGACAATGGAATCGTGTACTGTAAGGATTAGCTTCGATTGAAGGCCATCATCACGAAACCTTTTAAGCGCACGAATACATGAAAGAGGAACGATATCAGCCGTTGCAAAGCTCTGGCAGGGGAAGTTAACCACTTGGGTGTGGTTGGTAACTCGTCCAGACCCAAGCCGTTTTGCTCCGGGGAACGCAAACTGTCTACCGCTTGGAGTCTGAATATATCCTCGGTTGATAACTTCGTCTCCGAGGCTTTTGTGCCATCTTGATAGTCCTTCGTAGATGGTGAAGTAGGAGTCGAAATAGGCTTTGATGTGACTTGCTTTTCCGTTTGAGCCGCCGCCATATAATGGTTGGAACGTAAAAGCCTTTGCCTCAGACCTTTCATTTTTAGTTACCTCTTCTTCTGTTTTCTGCAATATGATTGATGCGGTTTGTTTATGAACATCCTTGCCATTCAGTACGTCATCTATGATCTGCTGATCCCGGGACAGCATCCCTGCGACTCTAAATTCAAGGCCACTGAAATCCATTTCTCCGATTTTCCCGCCGGGGAACCTGCTTACAATAGCCCTACGGACCTCGAACTTGTTGCCTTTAGGTAAGTTCTGGAAGTTAGGATTAGTGGATGACAGACGCCCAGTAGCAGTGACGCACTGATTGAAGGTAGAATGCAGTAGGCCTGAGGGTCTGGTCCATGTCTGTATCCCAGATATAAAACTATCAAGGTAGGTGTTGATAGCATTCAGGCGTTTGATCTTAGTCAGGAACTCAATAGCAGTGAGGTTATCCTTTTCCCTTGCCTGATCTATAAGACGCCCAATGGTTACTTTGTCGGTCTTAAAGCCATTGATGCTTGCATCAGAAGGTACAGTAGGGTTTAGCTTCAGACCTGCTACCTTGCTCTGTGGAACGTAGATAGCGCCCCGTCCTTCACACAGGCTACACTTACTGCGTATCTTCCAAGGATCACCGTTCTTTTTATACTTCTGTATAGTACCGTGACCGCTGCACAACTGGCAGCACATAGCTATAGTTCTGTAGACCTTCTGTGTGGTAGCTCGAACAGATCTGTTGAACTGGCTTCGGTTCATACGAGGTGGCATCAAAGGCTTACCCTTAGAGTTCACACCTATATTCCAAGTAGACCTGTGCTTCTCACGATCCATCACCTGACGGGAGTACACAACCTTAGTCATGTCTTGTCCGCTGTTTAGGTTTATCACCGTGTCGCCCATTACCTCTGTAACGATTTGATTGAGGGCTTTCTCTAGTTCTGCCTTCTCTGTACGGAAGTCACTCTCAACTTGATTAAGAACATCCATATCGATCTTACAGCCGTTGCCTTCTATCTCTAGAAGGAACCAAGTCATCTCATTCATCAGACGGACTATGTTCAGTAAAGGCTTGTTAGGATCGGTGTTGAACATCTCCTGTTGAGATAAGTATATTTCCCCACAGCTAACGACATCCGCTTCAGCGTATTCCCGTACCACCTCGATAGGCATGGCCTCGAAGCCTGTACCGGATTTAAACAATTCATCAACTAGCTCACTCTTCTTACGAGTAACGTCATGACGTTGTGCTGTTGCTTTTAGGGATATCTCTCGGCGTACTACTTGGTCCTTACCATCCTCATCTTTAACGACTTCAGTGTTGCGCCCTTTTCCTAAGATGTATTCTGCAATCATCGTACAGTATATACGATCTGGTATATTAAACCCGGCCTCGATCAACCAGAAGGCATCAAACTTACTATTGTGGAAGATTAAACCTTTAGCTTTATCTAAGTATCCCTGCAGCTTCTTAGGATCATCAGGGGTGGTGAGTTCATTATGGTAGTAAAAGTCATGCTGAACATCTTCTACACTCGTTTCACCAAGCCACCCGTAGTGTGATGATACTATCTTATTGTTAGGGTTCTTAGGGCTGTTGTCCCATTTGTTATCACGCTTCTCTACTGTTGTTTCTAGGTCCAGTACCAACCATCCATCATGCAACATAACGTGATACCTCAGGCTCGATGCTGCATACTATTGTGCCATGCCAACCTGATAGCTTGTTCTTACTGACCGTTATGAATCTGGTGTTGTCGGGTTTGTTGTCTTCATTCTCACCGGAGTGACGCCCCAGACCCAATATAAGATCGCTCTCCGCAGCCTTACCAATCTTGGAGCCTTCCATCATGGTATAGGTTAGGCGTGTTTTACCATCCGCATCTGCACTGGCTTGGGATACTGCCAGTAGGCCACACTCAAACCTTTTAGATGTCTCACGCAAACGCCTATACAATTCACGCAGACGTTCATGACCTGCATTATACTGGCCAGCAATCTGAACCTTGTCCGCTTGATCAATGCAGATCAAATCAGGATTGATCTTCTCAATGTAGGACTCAATACGATCCAGATCCCAATCTTGGGTATCCTTCATTATCAGTCTGTCTTTGATAGCGGTGTACTTACGCTTGGCTTCGTCAGGGTTCTGCACGATGCTGTCACGGGTCATGCCTGTCCACGCTTGATAGGCACGTAGCTTAGTCCGCTTTGTTATTTCCTCATTACCGAGGTACAGAACTTTAGCACCTTGCTCACAGAATCCGCCGGGACCAGCAATCAAACTGATAGCAAAGGCAGTCTTACCTGTTTCAGGTGTAGCGAAGATGATACCAAACTCACCAGCACCAATGCCGTAGACACTCCTGCCCAGCGTAGGGA